ACCCAGGAATATAAGAAACAGCTTCTTGAATCTATTGAGCCGAAGAAGATGTTAACAGACGAAGTTGTCATTGTCGATGGTTTGATTAGAACCCTGGATCTATTCCTCGTTATAACGTTAGATTCTAACTACAGGTTAGGTCAGAACCAAATCATACAGTCTGCTAGGAATTTAACTCAATTATACTTCAACGTGGATAATACAGACTTTGGCGAGCCCTTTGTTCCTCAAGACTTAATAAGATACATCTTAGATAACGAAACGAACATTAGGTATGCTCGCGTTGATAACGTTGAATCTCCTATAAATGTTGGATTTAATGAAATTATTCAACTGAACAACTTAAACATAACTGTGTCCTTTGTGTAATGTCTGGGAAGAGCTACCTACTAAATAAAAATTACCACAAGCACAATTACTTCGATGCCTTCAAGTACATTGTGCCAGGATACTTATACGAGGATGATAGGGATCATTCTCCAAAGGCTGATGACTTGGTGGATGTTATCATCAACTCAAATATAACCTTAGCCAACAATATTAATAGTGTAATTAGTATTAGTTCAATAGAGGATACCATATCCGAAAACTTAGATAATATCTCCGGTATAAGTCCTTACTTTGTAAAACAGAATAACTTAACTGAGATAACCACCCAGCAGTTTGAAGATAACATACTTTTTCAATTAGACAAAACCTTCAATGACTTCGAAACTGTGGAGGATTTTAGTGGGTATGTTACTAGTTCACTTATTCCTAGTATTGTTTTGAACAATCCTGCTGGGTTTAGTTCAACTGACACATCTAACAGTCACAACTACCTCATCAGTAACCTTTCTTGGATTTACTTTCTTAATACTACGGGCACCTCTTACAATCCTTCAAGCTACGTTTCTGATTTAATCGTCAATAAATTATACAAAGGTGATAGGGTTACTACTGCGGATGGTATTAAAGGCTTGATGGAGTATGTGTGGAAAAATGATTTAACTAGCTACTACCCTTCGACATACTTTACCAGTGGCACCCGATCTGACTTGAGTGGCACCCAGCAACTAGATAAGCTCAAAACCTGGGTGGACATCATATACTCTCCTCTCTATGCTGATAATTCCGACTTCAGAGTTAGAGATAAGTTTGAAACTTTTATAGACAGTAATATACAGACCATTAGGAAAGTTGAGGATGGTCCTTTTGTTAGATTCCTCAGAGCGTTGTCTTTCTTAGCTTACGATGTTGATAACTTATCAGAAAGTCTTGCAACTAATTACGACTTAGAAGACTGCCCTGATGAATATCTTCCCTTACTTGCTAAACTTATCGGGTGGGATTTATTTGGAACTGAAGCTGATAAGTGGAGATTACAACTTAGAAATGCAACTCAGATATACAAAGCTGTAGGAACTAAGAAGTCTATTCAGTTTGCTCTCAATACTATATTCCCAAAAGATAAGTTCCCAATCCAGACAAGTTTAGTAGAGCTTTGGGAGTCTTACGTTCCCTTCTTAATCTACTATGCGTTGGCTACTGAGTCCAGTTATTTCGAAGACTTTAATACATGGACTCCTAACTTAGCCATGGACATGGAGGTTCTAGGTTACTCTACATCTAGCATGGATGATAACCTGAAAAGGGCTACCGATAGAATTCTTTACGAGGTATTCTTAGAGTTCCCAGAGAGATTCAACACACCTAATCAAGAGAATGGATTCTACTACAGGGATAGGGTTCACGAGATTCCTCCCTTTGAAGAGTATCCTTATTATGTGAACGTCGAACTGACTAAGGATATGATTGACTTCATAGCAGATAGGTTAGTTTGCTTTGGAGTTCGCAATCAGTTTGCTATTGACGTTAGTGGCTACCTCACTGAACAAGGTTTAGATAACAATGACGAGCCACGAGACGGGTCGTGGTTACTATTCACTTCTGGCTACAATGATCCGCCCAACTTCTCCAGGATGGTTCAAGAGGCTAACAGTAAGAAAGTAGACTACCTTTCTCTGTGGTCTGGGAAATCTTCTCACTTCAAATTAGCGGTGAATGCTAGTGCTTATGACTTCACCAGAAGAGGTTTGATAACCACAGATACTGGAGACGCTGTTGTTATTGCGTCTCAAATGGTTAAGAAGTTTGCGCCTGCTCACTCCATCCCTCTGGTATCCTTGGAAGTCTCGGGTAATTATGAGACATTTGATTTAAATGACCCTTACCACTTACCATTAGTTCTCTTTAACTTCAGCGAGTTCACTGCGGCTAACGGAAACTATTGGGTGTCCGGTTTGAATCTTAATTCATACAAGCGAGGTTTAAACTCAGGCGGCAATGTTATAAAAAGGGAAGACACAAATACCGTTATATCCCCTGCTATTCTAAACGCATCTCAACTTTCAAACTTAGAAAGGTATTCTTCGAGACGTAGGAACCTTCAAAACATACTGCCCTTCCACGGTTATTATGACAGGACAGGTTTCAACATGCCGACCACATTTGAGATGGATGAATCTTTAAGTGGTCTTCCTTTAGGCTACATCGCTGCTTCTGGGGTTTACACTCCTGTAAGCAGTCACTTAAACTTACCAGATGTCTGGAACAAGTGTGAGGATCTCAACTCCCGAAATTCTTACAACGGTTACGCAACCAGTAACACACTACCAGCTAGAGGTAAGGTCTTCTATACATCGAGCGTCTACAATGATAGAGGGAAGTTAGCGGACATTTATGTTGCCATACATAAAATACTTGAAAGAGCTAAAGTAGATAGGGCGTATGCAGACCATGGACCTCCGTTTATTAGCAACCTTATAGCGACGCTCACAAATGAAGGAGCTTTAGAGGCCGCAGAAGATCTAAAGGATCAGTTGGCTCTGCTCCCAAGTTCAACTTGGATTAGTGAAGCTAACCAGAGATCTAACTTTAATTTAGAGAACTACAGATTCCCTGAAAATGTAAATGATTATTACAACTTTGAATTTGGTAGAGACCTCTCTAGATTATACAGAATTTACACTGAGGAGTTTAAGCAACATAACTTAACACCTAGAGAGTTAGAGTTAGATGGGGCAAACATATTCTCTCATGTATACGGCCCTATTCTTTACAACCATGATTTCGATTTATTGTTTACTGATATAGGCGATATCCTCACCAGTTCGATTGGGAATGTTGTTGAGCTTAGGTCGGGTGCTGATCCATTTACAAACTCTGATTCTTACGTCGCGTCGGGTGAAAATGATATGTATGTCGAATCGCCTGAGTTAGTGTATTCGTCACTAGTGAAGGGGGTAGAGCTTATTCATACTAGTGGAACATCTGATGAGAGTGTGTTCTCTGTCTTCAGAGTGGATAGTAACGCTCGCAAGTATGGGGATGATCCATACATGTTTGATAGGACATTCATTCTTACGAAGGCTGGATCGGAAGGATCCCCTAGAGTTCGGATGGATATTTCTAAGTGGAATGCGGGATCCGATTACCCAATTAATTATAACTTCCTATTACCTAACCACGATTACGAGTTGAACTTAGACGCTCTCGTTGCTGATAACACTGGCAGAAACCTTGGAGGTAGGGACGTTGGTGTTTGGATTCACACTAAGCCTGAGGAAGGTAATATGTGGTCCTACACTCCTGATGGGGAATGGTTACAGCATTCGGCTATTCCTACAAGACAAAACTTGTACACAAAGTATGCCCATACTTTCACATACCCAAGCGAAACAAAGCCGATTAGAACTAACACTAATGATTTCAAGTGTTTAGATATTGTTGCGGGCGAGATTGTTTCTCCGGTTACAAAGCTTAGGCAAGCGGACTTTAGAAACTTTAACATTAAGTTTAATACTAGAAATAAAAAGCTATTAGAGCCAACAGATTACATACTAGATATTGGAGATCTCCATAGAAAAGATCAGGAATATGTTGTAGAGGTGTTCCTTGTACCAGGGGCTGATGATCCTACTCAGTTCTTGCTTTTTGATAAGGTGTCACTTCAGGATCTCACCCTCAAGAAGCTTTCAGAAAGGCATGTCACTGGACCTAAAGCTGACCCATTGCTTTACCTTAATGTTCCTAGTTACAAGGGACAGGAGGTTCGGACAGAGATTAGGAATGATGAGCTTCTTGCGATATTCAGATACTTTAACAAATTGTCTGGTAAGGGGCAAACGACAAGCCTCTCTTCGAGAGACCATACTAAGACAGAGACTATAATGGGGACAGATGGTGGGTCTAGATTAACTTACAGGTATAAGTTAGATTGGTTCTCTAAAACTCATTACTCAACCTCTCGTATTTTAGATACCATAGATATAGACGTATAATGTTCGTAGAAGGCTTTGGAGAAATACTGGCAACCATACTCACCACTAACCCTGAGTTAAGTGCTGTGCCAGCCGCCAGTTCCATCTTGGACACTTCGAACTATACGTTTCATGCGATCACTTATGGTAAGGACGCTCAGGGCTTTGATTTCCATGCTCACTCAATCAGCAGCACGCAGTATGTAAATGAGGACTCTGCCAGCGCAGTTAGTGGTTACAATGATGATTCTGTAATTGCTATTAACTTTATAAATACAGCACCCTTTGTAAGTTCATACCATGCTAGTAGTTATCATTTGCAATACTCTAGCACTTATAACTCTTTACCAATTTACCCAGCCCCAAATCATACTAGGCTTGAGTTAGCGTCTACCAAAACAAATAATGCTTCCTCGTTCTCAGGAGAAGCGCCTAATTTAGGACACTACCCTAATTCCTGGGTAGATTCAACGCTGAGTAATGCTTGGACTATCCTGGGAGGTTTCTCCCCACCATCTTCTGCTGGTAAGAAGTATGTTCTCACAGACTCCAATGGGTCAGTGATTACGAGCGGAATATTGAGCGGGATGTATAATCATTTCGAATTAGTGGATAAGAATGGTTATGTAAAGGTCAGTCAGGTTACTGGACTTGATAGTGTTCTTGGTGCTACACAAGGGGCTGAGTTATCTGGTGGTCCTGTTATATTTAGCTCTGCTTCAATAGATCCAAACCTAGGCTTGGCTGGTCTAGCCGTCGTCCCTCAAAGAGGGGACGCCGTCACTCTAGCTTTATACGGGGGTGTGAACCATATAGGGGTTTATTGTTTAGATATCGGTAAGATGCTAGCTTCGGGTATAACCCCACCCTACACTTGGAACGCCCTAAATAATAACAGTATTTATAAGCTAGTAGCAAAGGTTAGCTTTTGGGATAATATATTAGCTCATGAAGACTTTGGAACTATAGCCGGACTTGAGTTTGGTTACAACAGTTCCCTTCTAACTAATGACGGTCCAACATTCAAACTAAAATTTAGCTTCTTGTAAAATGTATAAATCATTTGTAGATCAGATTAATATGA